ATAAGAAATTAACTTTCGGTGGAGGACTATCAGTATCACAAAAAATTATTGATGAAGCTGAAGAGGCTGTAGGGGTAGATTCTTACAAAGATATAAAAACTCAATCACAATTTGATAAATTTAAAAAAGTTTTAAACCAGATGGCAGAGCAAGATAGAAAAGGTGAAACACCTGCTAAAGGTGCATCTGGCGGTATGGTTAAAAAAATGAAAAACGGTGGGGCAGTAAATGGTAAAAGACTCACACGAACAGTTCCCCCTAAAAAGGGACCTAACTCTCAAGGTATGAGAGGCACAGGTGCTGCTATTCGTGGCACATCATTCAAAGGAGTATTCTGATGGATATGATCAAACAAAAATGGAACCAACTAAACCATTGGTGGGGCAGACTAAACAAAAAAGGCAAACTAATTGTCATTGTTGCAGTCGTCGTAGTATTGGTAATCGTAGGAAAATATGCTTAATTTTTTAGTCGGGCCCATAGGCAACATGGTCGGCGACGCAATCAAAGGCTTCGTAGAGACGAAGAAAGCAAAGGCAGACCTTAAACTGACTGAGATAAAAGCACAGAAGTCGCTCAAGGAGCAACAAATAGCAGGCAAAGTTGCGTGGGAGGCTTCGGCAGTTGACCAGATGAAAGGCAGCTGGAAAGACGAATTTGTTCTTCTAGCCCTGATGGTTCCAGCGATTTGCAGCTTCTTACCCTTCATGCAACCACACATAGCTCGTGGGTTTGAGATTTTAGAAACTCTTCCTGAGTATTATACACATTTATTATATCTTGCGTGTAGTGTTTCACTAGGTGTTAGAGCAGCGCCAGGTATTAAAAATATGATTAGTAAAAAGAAATAATTGGAAACAAATATATATTCAGCAATTTTGCGTCTAATAAATACTAGACAACACGATGTAAAGTCTGTAATTCTAGACGGGAACGTAGAGGACTGGGCGAATTATCAATTCCTAGTTGGTCAGCTCATTTCTCTTCGCAAACTCGATGCAGATGTTAGGGATCTGTACCGCAAATGGGAGGTAGACGATGAAGTCGACGACAGGTCTGGTGATGCCAGAAAAGAAAATAGTGGGGATAAAACCCGCTGAGAAAGCTAATGGAGGAGAGTCTGATTTAAGCAAAGTTCCTCAACCAACAGGTTGGAGACTTGTAGTTCTTCCATATAGAGGTGTAGCAAAAACAAAAGGTGGAGTTCTTCTTACAGACAAAGCAGTGGAGGAACAACAACTAGCTTCTGTTTGCGCATTAGTTTTAAAGGTAGGTCCTGATGCTTACCAAGACAAAGAAAAATTTCCTAACGGTCCTTGGTGTAAAGAAAATGATTGGGTGATCATAGCAAGATATGCTGGATCAAGAATTAAAATCGAGGGTGGTGAACTTAGAATTTTAAATGACGATGAAATTTTAGGGACAGTCGAAAGTCCTGAAGATATCTTAGGAGTATACGCATGAACGAAGTAGATAGACAAGTGGCAGAACTACAAGCCAACAAAGAAAATAAAAAAGAACAATATTCTGTTGAGGTCGAAAGTGAAGATGTGGCTGAGGCAACGGAAGAAAAAGAAATAGAGATTCCTCAAAAAGAAAATACCTTTGAAGCAGAGGTCACCGAAGAGGAACCCGTAGTCGAGGATAAGTCAAAACAAGAGGAGGTTAAAACAGAAGAAGAACCTAAAAAAGATTCAAAAGAAAAATATAGCAAGAATGTTCAAAAGAGATTTGATGAGTATGCTTATCAACTTGGCGAGTCTAGAAGGCGAGAAGAAGAAGCAATAAAAATTGCTCAAGTTTTAAAATCTGAAAGAGATAAAGTTCAAGAAGAACTATCTAAATTAAATACTGGATATGTTGGTGCCGAAGGTGGACGCATTGAAAGTTCAATGGAGGCTGCAAAAGCTAAATTAAAAAAAGCCATGGACGATCAAGATGCTGAAGCTATGGCTGCTGCTAACCTTGAACTAGGTAAACTAGGTGCAGACCAAGCTAGATATGAACAATTAAAAGCACAACAAGATGCTTTGGCAAAAGCTCCTAAGCAAGAAAAAGAGGTAGAGATACCAAAAGCACAGGAACAAGCCCCAGTAAAAGATCCAAAAGCAGAAGCATGGGCCGTTGATAATGATTGGTTTGGCAGGGATAAAGTCATGACCAATGTGGCATATGCGATACATGAAGATTTAGTCAATCAAGGTGTTGATCCTAGAACAGATTACTACTATACTGAGATTGATAAACGTATGCGTGAAAATCTTCCGCATAAGTTTCAACAAGATTCTTCACCCGAAGAACCCGCAGCGCAACAGCCCGTCCAGACTGTTGCAAGCGCAAATCGAAACAGAGGCACAGGACGCAACGTAGTTAAGTTGTCAAGTTCAGAAGCGGCTATCGCTAAACGACTTGGTCTTTCCAACGAGCAATATGCGTCGGAAAAACTAAAGTTACAGAGGAGGTAACATTATGATAGATAAGAAACCGAGATCTGCATCCACAAGGGATAAAGAAGCACGCACTAAACAATGGCAGCTACCAAGCTCGCTTGATACACCAGAACCACCTGAGGGTTACAAGTTCAGATGGATTAGGGAATCAGTTAGAGGATATGAAGATAACAAAAATGTTATCGGTCGAATTAGACAAGGTTACGAACTTGTCCGAGCAGACGAATATCCTGACTTTGATTTTCCTAGCGTATCTGAAGGTAAGAACAAAGGTATAGTTTCGGTGGGTGGATTGTTACTGGCAAAGGTGCCATTAGAGATCGCAGCGCAGAGAGATGAATACTACTCTGATCAAACTAAACGTCAGCAAGAAGCAGTTGACAACGATCTTCTAAAGGAACAACATCCTTCAATGCCAATTAATAAGCCAGAGCGACAAACTAGAGTTACGTTCGGTGGTTCGAAAAAAAATGAATAATTTTTAATTGACCTAGACGTAACACTTACTAACAACACTAATACTAAGGAGTATAACAATGGCAAATCAAGACGCCCCTTTTGGTTTTAGAGCTGTAAGGATGTCAGGTTCAGCACCATCTTCAAATGGTCAAACTCAGTACCTCATCGCTAACGGCTATAACACCGCTATATTTCAGGGTGATCCAGTCGAGATGGTTGCTGGTGGTTCTCTCGAAGTTGCAAATGGTGTTGCTGATGTAATGGTAGGTGTTTTCAATGGAGTCGAATATGTAGATTCAACAACAAAGAAACCCGTTTTCGCAAACTTTCACACAGCAGGCACAACAGCAGACGATGGAATTATCAAAGCTTTCGTGATTGATGATCCCGATCAGTTATTTGAAATTCAAGTAACTGGTTCATTCACTAACGCTGATATAGGCGCTACAGCAAACTTATTGTACACTGCAGGTTCTACACACAGTGGAACATCAAAGGTAGAGGTTAACTCTTCAACTTTTGGTACAGGTGCAAACACAGCTGTAAAAGTTGTTGGTCTATCAGGAGATCCTGAAAATCAAGATACAACATCTGACAACGCAAATATTATCGTGAAAATAAACAAGCACTTATACAGTGCTAATACAGCAGGAATATAGGAGGTTAAACTATGGCTATATCTAGAAGTCAACTCGTTAAAGAGTTAGAGCCAGGTTTGAACGCTCTGTTCGGCTTGGAATATTCACGTTACGACAATGAACACGCTGAGATCTTCGATGCTGAGTCATCTGACAGAGCATTTGAAGAAGAAGTAATGTTAGCAGGTTTCGGAACCGCCCCAACCAAACAAGAAGGTGAAGGCGTATCTTTCGATACAGCTAACGAAACATTCACAGCACGCTATACACACGAAACAGTAGCACTTGCATTCTCAATCACAGAGGAAGCTGTAGAGGACAACCTTTACGACAGACTCGCTGCGAGATATACAAGAGCACTAGCTCGTTCAATGGCAAACACAAAGCAAGTAAAAGCTGCCGCTATTCTTAACGACGCTTTTGCTGCTGCAGGTGCCGCAGGAACAAATCCTGGTGGTGACGGTGTATCACTTATCAATACACAACACCCACTTCAAACAGGTGGTTTCTTGGCAAACAGACTTGCTACAGATGCTGACTTGAATGAAACTTCACTCGAGCAATCCTTAATCGACATCGCTGATTTCAGAGATGAGAGAGGCTTAAGAACAGCTATCCAAGGTATGAAACTTATCATCCCAAGACAGCTTCAGTTCACAGCTAACAGATTAATGGAGTCAACATTAAGAACATCAACAGCTGATAACGACATCAACGCAATCAGAAACATGGGAGTGATTCCACAGGGTTACACTGTGAACCACTACTTAAATGATGCAGATGCTTTCTTTATCAAAACTGATGCGCCTAATGGATTCAAACACTTTACAAGAACACCATTAAAGACAGTTATGGAAGGTGATTTTGATACAGGTAATATCCGATACAAAGCAAGAGAGAGATACTCATTCGGTTTCTCAGATCCACGTTGCGTATTTGGTACATCTGGTGCATAATAATTAAGTTCATTATATGACTAAAGGGCGGTTGTCTTTGACTCCGCCCTTTTTTTATGCAATATTGAAAGTCTAGCAAAAACGACCATGCACCACTGAGCTAGCAGACGGTATAGAGACTGCATGGTTATGGTCTATACAACCAAGGAGGTTTAATATGGCTGGAACACACTTTAAAGGGCCAATTTTATTCTCGGCACAACGTGCTGCTTTAGAGAATTTAAATACAGGAATGTGGCCCGATCAAGTATACTACATGGATGATTTCTATGCAGGTGCACTTGACGAAACTCACAAATGGACAATCGTTAAAGACTCAGGAGCAACTGTTGCAGTATTAGCTGACACAGTAAACGGTGAAGTAGAATTAAGATCTGCTGCTGGTGTTGACAACGATGGTGGATCCATACAAGGTAAGCATGAATTTTTAGCGCTACCTACAACAGCAGGGGACAAATTATATTTTGAAACCAGACTTAAAACAGTGGGCGCAACTTCAACTGACATCTTTGTTGGACTAGGTGAAGTATTCATTACAAACCCTGAGAATATTTTTAATACTAACAATCAAATAGCATTCATCTTAACAGAGGGCACAGGTGGTGTGATAACTGGTAGAACAAAAAGTGGTGGAACCACAACCACTGTTACTTTATCACCTACAGCAGATGTCACTCTAGCGGATGATACTTTTATCACTTTAGGTTTTGTTGCAACAAAAGGCACAACTACTGACAAAGTAGAGTTTTTTGTTAACAGAAAAAAAGTTGGAACTTCTACAACAAATATTCCAACTGCAAATATGAAACCTCAAGCTGCTAGTATTTCAGGTATTCTTGGTGGAGACGCTATGAATACAAAACTTGATTACATAATGGCTGCAAAAGATAGAGACGTATCATATCCAGGTCAACCAACATAAGGAGTAGATTATGATTAACTATCGCTCGGCTAAAGTAACTGCTACAGGAAATGTAGGTGCAGGACCTGCAAGACTGATTGCAATTAATGCAGTATGTGGTGGAACTGCTGGTAATATCCTTTTAAAGGACGGAAGTGGAGGAGATACTAGATTAGATTTAGATACTCCCGCATCAGCCACGGAACAAGTTAATCTTTACATTGGAGATGACGGTATGAGATTTGAAAATGTCATTCACGCTACA